TGGGTTGGCAACCATACCATATCTGGTCTTGAAACCAATCTTTGGCTGGAAGGTGTCTTGTCCAACTGCTCTTACCATTTGTAGAGGAACATATGGGCAATAGAATAAACCAGCGTCATAAGGAGATGTACCTTTGTAACCCATAACGTAGTACTGGTTAGCGTCTAAGTTAGCAGCGAATGGATCGATGTAAACTTTGTATCTACCGTTTAGTGTACCAGCGAATGTGTTACCTGTGTCATCAACATTCAAGTTGCTGTTTAGTGCAGGTGTATAATCTAACTGACCTGCTGCAGTTAGTGCGGATGCTACGTCTGCTGAACAAAGGATGATGTTCCCCTTGCCACGACGAGTTCTTTGTGCGATTGCGTTTGCATCTCTTTCTAGTTGGAAGATCATACCTTTGAACTTCTCAACCATCCATCTTCCGTTTGAGTCAGTGTCTAAGTCAAACACACCAGTTGTTGCTGTGTTTGTTTGAGCACCAGCTTCAGCAGACTTGTAGATAGTTCTAACGATCTCTCTGTTGATTTCCGCAAGGATTTCAGTTGAAAGAATGTTAGCAAGTTCTGCTTCTGCATCAAGACCATGAATTGCTTTCAAGTCTTGTGCTAGTTCTAGACTGTACTCTGCCTTGAGTGCTCTTGACTTTGCAGTCACAGAAACTTTCTCAATGCTGAACGCCATCTCTCTGAAGTCGTTAGAAGAAGCATCTCCTAATTTTTCAGAATCTTGAGTCTTGAATCCTTGTCCAGTACTGTATGCGTTAGCAGCACCACCGTTCAAGATTGAAGGGTTAGAACCACCTTGTGCAGTTGTACCAAAACCAACAGATGTTCCACCGTCAGTTGCTCCTGTGTAATCACCTTGTGCAAGTGATGCGTTGGAGTTCTGAGCAGAGAACGCTGAATCTGGTTCGTTGAATAAGGCTTCTGTTCCGTTCTGATTGTCAAAGCGACTTCTCATCGCAAAGATCAAACCAGTAGGACCGTTCATTGGTTGTACACCAGCAAGATCGTATGCAACCAAGTTTGGCATTGCACGTCTGATCAGACTGATGAGAACTGGGTCGAAACCAGCTACAGGACCACCTGTTGCAGCACTACCTGAGAAACCTGCGTTTCCTGTGCCTGATGGGTCTGTGTTTACTGTAGGAGGTGCTTCTGATAAGAATGCTCTCTCCTCTCTTAAAAATCTTTCTTGGTTTTCTAGAAGTTGTGCGGTAACTGCCTTCCTATGGTTGTCCTTGATATTATCAAGTCCTTCTGCCTCTAGGAGGGGTTGCCACTTCTTCTGGAGTTGTCCAGAGTTAAACATTTTGGGCTCCCTTGATTAGGATAAAGTTTGAATTAATTTATTGGAACTGAGTCACTGCTTTTAGATACGCTTCCATCGCTGGAGTTACGTCTTCACCGATAGGTGCGTCCTCAGAAATGACCTCTTGGGTTTCGGATACAGGTTTCTTAGCAAAGTAAGATTCCTTCAGTGTACCGAGAGATTCCCTGTACTGTTCTTCACTCTCAAACTCAACTCCTTTGGATAGTTCTGCTAACTTGTCTTTCTGAGAAAGAGCAAGTCCTTCACTAACTTCATCAAGGATGTTGTCAGAAACAGATGCCGATAGTTGTCTGGTCAAAACAACGTTACTATCGATCTGTTCATTTAGTTTAGTCTCCATTTCATCTAATTTGCTGACCATTGCCTCTAAGACATCATATTTCTCTTCAGGGATTGATACATAATGTTCTTCAAAGAGACCTTTTAGGCCAGTCATAAAGGATTCAGAGAGTTCACCTCTGATTCCCGACTCTACCGCCAACTTGTTTTCTTCCATCCATTCGGACGAAACATAGTGGAGGTAAGAGTCTACTCGATCTTGTAACGCAGACTTGTACTCACCGATCTCTTCGTCGATGCGAGTCTGCTGTTGTGCTACAAGCGATTCCTTTACGTTTGCAATCTTCGACTTGATAGTCGCTTCAAAGATTGTACGTGCTTTTTCTTGGAAAGATTCTGATAGTTCTTCGCCTTCAAATAATGCTTTCACATCATCTGATAGGTCGATGTTATCTTCCTGAACTTCAGCTTCCGCTACGGTTTCACCTTCTGGTGCTTCTGCCTCTTCATTGGCACCCTTACCATAACCTGTACTCTTCATTCCTACAGGTCCTAAAGGTCCGTCTTGCTGTACTGTGCCAGCACTACCTTTAGTTTGAACATCACCAGTCTGTGCAAATGCAGCAGAAGGTGTCTTCAACTTATTACTGTTATCAGTAGGAGAGTTATTTGTAGGTGTAGGTCCGCCCAAATCTTCTATTGGGGCATTGTCGGGGACATAATTTGGAGTTGTTGCTTTTGGTTCTGCTGCTGCAGCACCTTTAGTAACCTGGTTCTCCATTTCATGTAGTTGTTGATTCGCAGCCATCGGTTAAGTATCCGTAGTATCCTAAGATTTACTGTTATTATTTATAGATTATAGATCCTGTAAGAACTTTTGGAAAAGCGATAGCTTATGTTCCTCAAGTTTTTTATGATCTACGAGGGTATTTATTGTCTTTTTAATGGAGGTCAAATTCTTCTCACGAAGAACACTTCCTTCCCATACCCATTCTTTACCTTCCATTACACCATTGACAAAAGCGTCTGGTGCACTGGGATCTGCTACAATATCAGCAGCAGTTGCTAACATGAAGTCTTCTCCAACGTAGTTGACTCCTTCATGTTGCGTGATGGATCCCATGCCTCTTGAAGAGACACCGAGTTTTACACCGTCAGCAAGAAGCGAAGACGCAATCTTACCCATAGGTGTTCCAAGGATCTGTGCTTTACCTACAAAATTATTACCTTCTTGTTGAAGAGATACAATTTTATGTGATACACGATCAAGATTTATTTGTGGTCCATCGGGGTGACCTAGTTCACCTAGTGCACGTCCTTTAGATACAAACTCATCACTATATCTTTTTACTTCTTTTACCATAGTGGCAATAGGATAGCAACGCTTATTGCGATTCACCATCTCTGCCTGTAAAAAAGGTCCTGTAATATAAAGAGTCTTCTTACCATCTTTTTCCTCGGTAAGAATATCAACTGATTCTATTTCTTCTGAAATTAACTTCATCCTATTCCTACCTCGTGTAAATGTAATGTACATCCTGATGCTGTCTCAGGTGCCATTCTGAAAATCACCGACTTAGATAATGTAGCAGTGCCAGTAAAATCTGCTAGTGCAGAACTGTTGGCATTAACTGTAAGAGTTTGCTTGTAATCATTCCACTGTTGTGGTGATGACTTAGCAGTTACTTCTACATGAGCAATAAGTGTATTCCATGCACCTACTGCTGAACCTGTCAGTGTAACATAGTCACCGACTTGAATTTTGCTATCAGTATGATCCACCGTAATAACAGCATTTGCTGCTTTACTGATTGCCGATACTGGAGCATTTGCAGGGTGACCATAACGATATAAGAAGGAGTCTCCCTTCGCTACATGGAAAGATCCTACACCTGCTTGGTTTGCTGTATTGCAAACTGATATATGACCTGCTGCTTTATCATCTGAACAAACCACGTAGAGTACACCAGACTTAATGGTTTTTGCTCCAGTGACTGCAGACGTTGCATTAGCACTAGACAACTCACCATGATCAGTGACTAGTGACAGTGGTTGACAACTCATTCCTCTTCTTCCTCTGTAGGTTCTTGTTCAACAGCGTCTACTGGTTCTACACCATCACCTACCTCAGGTAAGGGTTCTCCCTCATTAGGTATTTCATCTCCAAACATGCCAGCAAAGTTAGGAGTAACCTGTTCTATATCAGAAGCAGTCTTTGCATAAAGTAAACTTTTGATTGCATCAGCAACCTCCGATGATGGAGCATCCTGTGCCATCATATCAATTAATTCTGCAGAATCCATATTTTAGTAAAACACTTATGTGTATTTATATCTTCGCTTTCTTGATGTTTATTTCAGGAGCCTCTGTCGTACCTTCGTTCTTGGCATTATCTAAACCAGGTTCTTTAGGAGTATTGCCTAATGACTGTGCCTCTTGATCAATAGCACCTTGCATTAGTTGGTTCTGAGTTTCTAGTGGTACACCTATTCCCATCTCATTTTCTTCCTCCATCTCTGCTGCCATCTCTTCTATCTCTTCGTCTGTCTGACGTAATACTTTACGCTTGACATAATCTCTAGAATAGTATGTGCCGATGTATGGTTCGATAGAAACCATGATGTTCAATCTTTCAGTCATCAACTCATGGTCTTTGAGTTCAGCAAAATGATTGTCATACTTATAATCAAACTGTATATGCTCCGACATCTTGTCGAAGTCTTCGGGAGTTACTATATTTTTTAGTATAAGTTGTGTCTTGAGTAGATCCATGAATAAACCACTAAATCTCTTTCTCAATCTACCTACAAACTTACTGAACATAAGTTCGTCACGTAAGATCTCTGATGATCTACCTAAGTTGAATCCACTGTCACCTGCACCAGATACTCTAGAATCAGGTACACTCAATGCACGATATAACTTTCTTTGGAAGTACTCTATGTCTGCAAGTTCACCTAAGTTTTGTCCACCAGGCAATGTACTGATCTCTGTTCCTCTACCACCTTCTCTACGTGGTAACCAGAAGTCCTCTAGCATAGACATGAACTTCTTATCATCTTTGATCTCACCTGTGTTTGCATCGTATACTAATTTGTTACGATACCTCATCATCACATCACGTAGGTATTGCTCTGCCTTTACCTTAGGTAAATTACCAACGTCAATATAGAATATTCTTCTTTCTGGTGCTCTAGACAATCTGTAGATAACGAGAGAGTCCTCGATCATACGTAACTGGTTGAGTCCCTTGATTGCTTTGTGAAGATAAGAGAGAGTAAGTTTTTTATTTCTATCTACTAAACCTGAGTGTACGTATGTGATTGAATCTTTAGCAATCTTTACACCTTTACCTGCTACAGAACCAAACTTCTGTGCCATACCTTGTGGGTAGTAAGTGTAGAACTCAGTTACCTTGGCATCTTTGTTAATAGATTGCTCACCTGAGTATGGTAGTACAGGAATACCTTCTGCTCCTCTAGCACCTTTCTCATTCTTTGCTTGGATCCTCATCAACTTGATCTTGAGAGCATCAATATATCTTAGTTCTTGAATACCTTCTTCTGGTTTCTTCATATCAATAACTTTATGATAATGAAGTCTACCGTCTACATACCAGTTTCTAAAAATTTCATGTGACTTACTGTCAAATTGTAGTAAGTCTTTGATGTACTTGAATTCGTCTCTTACAACACGCTTGAGTTTATCACTTACATTTAGATTATCTAAGTCTATCTCTACAGGACTGTCATTAGTATCAGATACAATTGCTTCATTGACCACATGCTCAATAGCAGTATCACACTCTGGGTGATGTGCCATGTCACGGTATCTCTTTATAATATCAAACTCTGTTCGGAATACTCCCTCAATGTCAACGTATTGTCCGTAGAAACCAGACGATAGAAAATAATCAGCCCCATCCTCATTATTCTGAGGAACGGGACTGACTATATCCTTAGATTTCTTGGACTCGTCATCTATTGAGAATCCAAACATCTTGGCCATAATATTATTTTACTTGTATTGACTTATTTATTATACCACAGAACCACTATTTTTGCCGTCGTATGCTTCCCACCACTGCACCTGAAGTGTTACCTGAAACTCTTCGATTGCATCTTGGGTATCATATGATAATTCAATAGCACTTACTGCACTTGGCCAGCAACCCTTCATATTGTATCTACGTAGTACAGGTAGTGTAGCACCACTCTGATCACCACGAGTGTTCAGATCTGTTTGTGCACGACCTAACTGGTTTACTCTCCAATCAGCAAAGTAGTCTGTTGGATTGATTGTACCAGAACCGTCAGATACCTTGATGATATAGTTTGCCCAACGTTCAAATGCTTGACGTAGTTTGAAGTCACCATCGTTGACCACAGTGATTGTCCAAGGATCGAATCTACGATCACCTGCAACCTTGAGTTGTCTTCCTCTGAAAGGAACGATAACCTCTGCAATGTTAGATGCTGGTAACTGTGCTCCCTTGATCATCATACGATGAGTGGTATTTTCTATCTCATCATCGAAAATACCTACACCTGAAGGGAAGTCCATCTCAACCTCAAAGAGGTTAGGACGAGCACCACCCTGTACAAGTCTTGCCTTGAAAGAATCAATTGATCTTTCGTTATTTGGAACTGAGAAAATGTTCTTGTCTAATGCCATAATTGTGTGGGTCTCCTATTACACAGTTCCTACGACTTCACTGAAGGAAACTCCAGTTCTCGTAGCTACGAAGGTTAGACCAATGAAGTTGATCGATCTTGCTGGTTTCACATAGATGTCAGCAACAAACTCATTACGGTCTATAACATCAGGAGTATTATTTGTGTCATCACAAACAAGTAGGAAGTCCTGAACTCCTCTCTTTGCTTGAACATCCCTTAGGAATGGTTCGACTATATTTACGAAGTTGGAACGAGTTCCAGCGTCGTTGAGTTCAAAGAGCACTGACTTAGCAGCGTTCTCGATTGCTTGCTCTATAGTGATAAACAGTCTTCTTACGTTGATTCTGTCGAATGCAGATTCAAATGCAAGACCTGTCTTGTCACCGAATAGAATAATACCGTCGCCAGGTTTTGATGTGATTGGGTTGATTCTGTTAGAATACAACTGGTCTCTCGCATCCTGACCAGGATTGAATGCTAGTTTGATAGCAAAGTTCAATCCACCTCTTTGTAGTCCAGCAGGTGAGAACCAAGGGAAGAAGTCCCTATCTGTTCTTACCATACAACCTGCTACGTCAGAGGAACAAGGCATGTATATAAACTTCTTATTGAATCTATCGTATACGTACTGGTAACCAGAGTCGAATACAACGTATGATGAAGAAGTTAGTGGTGCAAAGAATGAAAGCACGTTCTTCAGTTGATCCGCAGAACTTGCTACGTTTACAACTGCTCCTCTGTTAGGTGATATCACCGCAACAGTGTCCTTTCTACCTTCTGCTAATTGTATAAGTTTATTTGCTTTTGCTTGCTCTTCTTCTTTTGTTCCAGAGCATCCACCTTGGAGTAAGAATCTTATATCACTGTCTACTGGATCAGCAAACTTATCATAAGAATTCAAGATGTCACCTAATGGTGCATTGTACATTCCAACACCAGTGTAATCAAGACCACCTGCTAGATCGTACTTGACATTACCGATAGAACTGAATTTGATGTTCTTGGCTTCTTGACCCCATGCACCAGCGTTATTTGATACACCAGTGAAACCTGAAGAGAATCCAGATTTTATTGGAGATGTACCCCATATAGCATTTGTTCCGTAAGTCAGTGAGTGACCTGCGAAAATATACTGTGAGTTCTCTGCAAGATAGTCTTTATAGTAAACTGGACTACCACCACCTACAGTAGCATCTTTGGCTTTAGATAAGTTCGGGAACTTTTCTAGTATTGATCCTACGTCTCCTGTTACTCCTCCACCTGCGTCTATAACAACAACGTGTAGAGCGTCGTTAGAACCATCTCTCTTGTTTACGTAGTTATTTACTTTTGGTTTGTTGAGTACTGACTTCCAAGATAATGTGGTAAAGTCTGTTCCACCATCAGCAACACTCGTTAGAATGTTCTGTTGATTGTACCAGTCTAAAGACGTTATTGTAGAACCAAATGCAGTGGTGTTACCACTTCCATTTACTATGTTCAGTCTTTCTCCTGTCTTGAACTCATACTGTGAATTCTGTTGATACTCTACTAATGTTTCTGTACCACCTATTACTGTACTTACAACTCTAACATCAAATGTTGTTGCTGTTTTTGCAGTAACAATACCCTTTAGGATACCTGTTGCTGCTGCAGTTGTACCAACACCAACAGTTGTTCCTGTTAGATGTTGAGTAACACCAAATCCAACTGTTACGTTAGACGCTAGTGTACCTGACTGTAATGTAGGTGTAATTGTTTGGTCTGCTATGTTATCAATAACAGCGACCTTTATATTCTCTGCCCAGTTACCTGGGTTTTTTGCTGCAAATAACCAAGTTGTATCGTCTGCTTGATTGTTTACGTAATCCTCGTATCCCTCTAAAAGAAGTGTGATGTTTGCTGAAGCAACACCTGCGTTCGCTGTGTTTAATTCGCCACCAGCACTACGAACTACATCCAACTTACCACCATATGATAAGAAGTTTGACGCTGCATACCAAGTTTCATAATGATAATCAGTTGTTCCTACGCCTGGTGTTCCAAATACCTCAACTAATTCTTTTTCATTATTAATTCTGGTAATCTCATTTACTGGTCCTTTCTTAAACGGAGCAGCAATACCACCCACGACGTTGAGCGTGAAATCCACGCCACCACGAGTAAGATCGACCTCTCTTACTGAAATACCTGGAGATGCTAATCGAAGTGCCATTCTTACTCCCTGCTGTTCCCTAGATTTTGACTGAAATTATTTATGAAAAACTGTTGTTATCTACTCTTTTCTATCAATTATACTCCCACATGTATGATCTATCTCCATATTCATCTGCCTTCTTCCACCTATCACCATCACTATCAACAATATTATCCTCATCATCCCATAAACCATCACTCACAAAACCAAATGGTGCCATGTCTTGCTCAATAGCATTCTTTTGTTCTTCATAGATGCGTTTCCTAACATCTTGGTCAGTCATCTCCTTGAAGTAGTCTTGTGCTACCAACCATGCAAATATAACAAGACACATAGCAAGGTCATCATTACACCCTTCCTCTGCCTCGAATGATTGTTTCTTCTGTATGAATGTGGTCAACTCAGATATAATATTGTAATCCATGAATGTAAGTTTATCTTCCTCCACTAATGTCTTTAGGTTAGAGCAACCAAGTTTCTTAGTAACCTGACTCATCTTGACACCTAGTTGTGTTTTGACACCAGAGAATCCTGATCCAACTATCTGACCTGCTCTACCTCTCATAGCAACCATAAGTAAGTTCTCATACTCAAGATCATAGAACAATATAGATGCCACCTGATCTCCAATATCATTTACTTCACATAGAACATAAGCATTGTTATATGATGTTGCTATGTCATGTATGATAGAAGGAAATAACATAGGTTTGATTTCATTATCTCTATACGTTGCCACAATCCTATATGGAAACTCTGTTATGTCAGCAACTATGAAGGCACTATAATCCTTTGAGATACCTCTTGCTACATCAACAGTTACAATATAATCTCTTCCCTTAAAAGGTTTCTCATATACCTTCAACTTCCCATTTTCCTCAATAGGGTTCTCGAATACCATTGCTTTTAACTTAGCTGCTGATATCAATGTATCAACAGATCCTAAGAACTCACACTCAAACTCAATAGAGAACTGTTGTTTACTAGTGTTTCTTATCGTTTGTTGCTTCCATTTAGCATCACGGCCTGGTACTTCAGACCAATGAACTTCTGTGGGAGTATATTCATTCTGCCCCCGTTCAGCGTCATGCCACATTCGGTAGAAGTGATTCATACCATGTGGAGTGGAAACTATTATAACCTTCGTAGATTTACCAGAAGATATAGTAGGATACACAGATGCAAAGAAGTCATCTGCTAAGTGGTTTTGTACGAATGCAAATTCGTCTAAGAATATAATGTTGAATGACATACCTCGAACTGCAGATGCCGAAGTACTTGCTGCTATTATTTTTGATCCGTTTTCGAGTTCCATGGATCCTTTGTTCCATGCAACAATTCCCTGTTGCATCCACCTCGGCAAGTTTTCATATGCCAGTTGTAATCTGCCGAGTAGATCTCTAGCAGTCGCTGCCTTGTTTGCGAGGATTCCGATATTGACGTTATCATTGAATATTGCGTAATGGAGTAAGTATGATACCACAGTGGTAGACTTACCAGTCTGACGAGGCATTTTACAGATATTGAATCTGTGCTTATGGAAGTTCTTGATCAACTTCTCCTGAAATGGATACATATCAAAGTTGACAAGACCCTCATCCACGTTCACAATCTTGATGTGATTGTGTGTGAAATAAACTGGATCATCTTTACATTTTAGGAACTCTTGTATATGTTCCTTTGTAAATTCTTGTGCTGTATTAGCTTTCTTTAGATTGGGATTACCAAGATAGATGTCACTTGTAGGCATAATTTAGTCCAATGGCATTTCGCCTTCACCTCTTTTTCTTCTCGCATTATTTTCTCTATCTCTTGCATCTTTAGAGATTTTTTTATTAATATCAGAGATTTTTTGATTTACTTTAATTTCTTTTGCTTTTACTCTTCTATTATTGAAATACTCTCTAGTTTTGTCTACGATATTATGTCCCCATGAAGTGTCTTTTTTCTTAGATCCCTCAAAACCTGGCAATTTCATTTGACCAGGACTGTCTTTCTTTTTGGTCATATTATATATCATTCCACCAGTACCAATTGCAGTCATTGCAGTACCTGCAATTTTGGCTAAAGGTAATGCTAGTGCAGCAGCCTCTGTAAAATCTCCAAAAGATTTCTCTTCTTTTACTAGCATACCATCCTTACGAACCTTTGTACCTTTAGGTATAGGTTTACACTTCTGCTCATCCATACAGTAGTACATACCCTTACCACATGTCTCTTCTTTTACCTCTTTATTATCATACCCTGCAGTAAAAGCACTTAGACCAGACTTTGCAGCATCTCCCACTTTACTAACAGTCTTGTTGATAGCATCTTTACCAAAACCTTTGAGTCCTTTTCTCTTTTTGGTTTTCATATTATAAGGTTGTGGTTTTCTCTCAGGTTTTATCTGAGCGTCTCTTCTACCCTGAGTTGCAAGAGCAGAACCTTTGTCATCACGTTTTGCTAGAGAACCACCAGTCCCTGATTTTAGTTGTTTGTTATCTTTACCTTGATTGATTTCTTTTTTATCTTTGACTACTTCTACATCTATCACTGGTCCTTGTTTTACCAGTTGATTTGATTTCATTACTCTGGATTCTTTTATGGCAGCCTTCTTCTGCTTTAGAGTTTGCAATGCATACTCTAATCTCTTCATTTTTTTCTTATTGGAAGGTTTGTTTCTTCTCGAAACTTCTTCTGAATGAGTAGTATTATCCATGTTTTATTTATCGTTCTTGTTCATCTGTTTAAGCATTTTTTGTAGATCAGATGTGCTACCTACAAACAAAGAATTATTAGTAACATTCTTAGGTCCTGTATCTTCTTCAAGATCCTTCATCTTTTTCTGCAAATCAACAAGTTTGTCTGTTGTATCAGCAACGTGTTTGATGAGTTGACCTGCAACTTCATATGCTCTAGGGTGCTGAGAATCCTGACACACATCTAGTATGCCATTGACTGCCTCTTGACCTTTCTCTACGAGATTATACAGTTGTGATCTACTGTATTCATAATCTTGTCTTGGATCGTCTTTAGCGTCTTTGATTGATTTTGCAACCTTTCTTTTTTCTCTGACAATTTCTGACTTTACGTCAAGTGCTTTGTCTATAGGATCATAATCTTGACTCATGGTGCCTCCACATCAGTTCCAGATGTTCCACTAAATGTAAGACCATCATTATCAAAGAATGATCTAGACTCACTGAATCCGAAGTCGTCACCAACTTCGATTGCTGCACTATCAGTTGCATCAACTTGATTTACAACATCACCAGTGTAGTGTTCACTAATGACGCTACTAAATTGACCTCTATTTACTATTATATTGTTGCCATCAATCTCTTTAATATACATAACTTCTTCATTGACTTGAATGTAAGTTTTTGTATTGATGCTACCCATGTTACTCAATCTAAGTAGAGTCTTCTTCTTATCTACGTTCGCAGTAAGTGTAGAAGCAGCGTCATCATTATAATCTTTGGCAGCTTGTGGTGTAACAACATATCTTTGTACTCTTGGTGCTTTGATATTTGTAGAGTAATCGATCTGAACCTTCTTGATAATTCCATTCTCGTCTGTTGGAACATCTTGATAGAAGTATGTCTTACATACAAAATCTAAGTCATATTGAATAAATCTTCTGGTAGAATAATCTCCTTCGTATTCATCAGTAAAGGATACGTTTCTTAGAGTGAATGGTATATCTTTCTTCTCTTCTACACCTTCCAACATATTGATCGTAACAGAATATGATGGTTGAAAAAATGGTAGTATCTGTTCTATAATTTGTAAAGAATCATCTTGTAACTTTGTGGCAAAACTAAGTCTAAATCCTATATCATAAGGAACAGGGAGAAACATCTTCTTGACCTTAGTTTTAGAACTAGGACTCTTCATTGTAAACTTAGTTATCGGAGATGCTTTCCTAGTTGTGTCATAGGTATAAGATGTCATCTCAAATGATAATCTAGGTAGAGTTATTGCTACGTTATCATCAAAGTTTGATTGTTGCTCTATCCTTGCTAGGAACCTTTGCATAGGTCCGTAAGAGATAGGAACTTTTATTTGACTGATAGTCTTACCATCAGAAGCAAATTTTTTGATACGAATATTGTTGAATAGTGTGCCAAAAGCAATCACCGCTTTTCGTATAGTCTCATTGTAATAATAAGTACCTAACATTATATTTCACCAAATGGATTTATTTCTGTGAAATCTAGTATACCTGAGTCGGCAACATTTTCAATTTCATCACCTGTATTAGACACGTCATCATCATCGTAATTAATGCTATTTAGAATGTAGGCTGTACCTTTATTATTGTATACAGTTTCACCAACAGCAAAGTTGTCTGAAAGATTCCTTGCCAAGAGAACTCCATTTGGTTTATCCCATTTAGTTACAAAGGCAGTTGTGAGTGAATCTGCACCAGTAATCATCTCTCCATATAGGAATGTGCCACTTCCTGTTGTGGATGCAGCACCGATTGTAATAATAGGAGCAACAGTATATCCAAAACCAGCATTGGTAACTTGTATATCAGATACAACTTTAGTTGTTGTATTGATAAACGCAGTAGCGATAGCAGTCTGACCACCAGTAGGTGCAGATGTAAATGTAACTGTTGGAGGAGATGAATATTGCTGACCACCAGAGGTTAGAGTTACAATACCAACAGAACCAATAGTTCCAATACCTGCCTGTGCAGTTGCACCAGATCCTCTTCCGTCTTCTGGTAAGAATTGTACAGTTGGTGTAGTAGTATATCCAGCACCAGGATCAGTTATCTCAATCGAATCTATTATTAATGATGTAAAGTTTCTTGTTCCTGTTGTACTTGTTATTGCTACTGCCTGTGCAGTTCTACCAGCACCTATAGGTGGAGAAATTTGAACTCTTGGTGCATTAGTATAACCACTACCTTTTGTTATCATGTCTATCTTAAAGATAGCACCACTCTCTAGACTGGTTACAGCAGTTGCTGTAGAACCAGCAGAGGTCAACGTCATAGTTACGTTATATCCAGCAGTCTCAAAGTCGTCATCAACAGCATCAAGTCCTGTATCAATAACTTCATCCTCATACTCGAATGGTTCTAATGAAAGTTGAAATGTATAGTTTTCTTGTAATTGATAGAAGTTATGAACATCATCTACATACTTGATCTCAAATAATATATCCCTAAGTGGGAAGTAAACTAGATCTCCTTCTAATGGTCTTGTAGGGTCTTTAGATAATCCAGTTACACCTGTCAATAATGGTTCAATATATTCCTTGTATCTTACCTGCGATATCAATACCTTCATCTCAGCAGTTGATCTAACCCCAAACTTAGTAAGAAGATTATATCCAGAATCAAAACCTTCGTATGATTCAATATATCCTTCTATTGGGAATGCTCTATCAAACTTTGATGAAGTTACTTCACGTAATATAGTTTTAGTATTGACAAAGATACGTGGCATATAGATAAACTCTATACCATGTATCTGTATAGTTTCGTTGATCAGATCCTGTACTAGATTCTGCTCACCTTTACTACCTTGTAAGAAGAAGGGATTTAGTGCCATTAGCCAATCATATCCATCACAGGTAATTCAAACTCTGT